ATATCTTCATTAGAAGTGGGCGGAACAGGAGATTGACCTACCTGATCCGCCCTTTTATTAATGAGAAATCCAAATAATTTACTCATAACATAAGGTCTATAACTGTGCTATGACCTATTTATAGACTCAGTTTACTTGTTGATTGCGCCAGCGCCACCTCTTGAAGCAGTAGACTGCCAGTAGGAATACTGGAATTCAACTGTGAACTCTTCAATCTGGTCATTGCTGTCATAAGCAAGATCAATTTGCGAAACTGATGTTGGGAAAGCATACTTCAGAGTGTAACCTCTAATAATATTTGAGTTGGTATTTGGAGTATCTTCAGCAGTCTCAGCAGCTCTTTCAAGTTGATTGACAACAACATCGACCGAATATGAAGCACCGCCAGCACCACCAGCGGTAGATGCTCCAACTGCCAGGTTTGGAAGGTCAGTACCATTAAGGTTGTGGTTGTTAATAGCGTTGAGCCAGTTCTCAAAATAACCTCTGGTGTTCATGTCCTTGTCGTTGAAGAACGTTGCGGACCATGTATCAAATGTTCTGTCTCCAGCAATCTTAATTGTTCTTCCACGGAAAGGAACTTCAATTACTCCAAGTTGTGAACCAGGAAGTGCTGCTGATTTACAAAGAAGGTTTGTTAATTCAAATCCTTTTGTATTTCCTCCGCTAGGAATTCCAGTTGCTCCACTTGGGAATGGAATCTGGACACTGAACATGTTAGGCTTAACGCCTTGTCCAATTTGGGTGATGAATCTACTAATTGATGCCATTTGTTTTTACCTCTTGACGTTGTTGTTTATTAAAATCAGCGACCTACTACTTCGTCAAAGGATACACCAGTTCGTGTAGCAGTCAGTGTGATTGTGATGAAGTTAATTGAACGTGTTGGTTGTAGATAGATATCGGCAACAAACTCGTTACGATCAATAACACTTGGAGTGTTATTTGAATCGTCGCAAACAACAAGGAAATCTGCGAGACCTCTATCTGCCTTGATTTCAGCAAGGTAGGAGGCCACAGCACTAGAGAAACCAGATCTTGTAGCAGTGTCATTCTGTTCAAACAGAACACCCTGAGCAAGAGCATCAACTCGCCTCTCAACATTGAGGAATAGACGACGAACATTAATTCTATCAAATGCTGATGGTGAAGAAAGTGCCGTCTTATCTCCAAAGAGAGTAATACCGCTTCCACGTAGGGAAACGATAGGATTAATTCTTGCCTGATAAAGTTCGTCTCTATCAGACTGGTTTGGATTGTATGCTAACTTAACAGCATTTCTGAGTGAACCTCTGTTAAGTCCTGCTGGTGAGTACCAGTCAGCTAATTGTGCTGATGTTGATACGCATAGACCAGCAACGTCTCCGTTACATGGAACGTAGCGGAACTTGTCGTTAAAGCGATCATAAAGATACTTATAACCGCTGTCAAATACAGCATAAGAAGTTGATTGAATTCCATTGAAGAAATCAATAGTGTTTTGCTTTTGTTGATTTGCTGTGAGTGGTGTTCCTGATGTTCCAACTTGATTTGTGATATCTGGAGATACGAAAGCAACGCAATCTTTTCTGTCGGAAGCAATGTCAACGACTTTATTTGCTTTTGCCAGAGTCTCAGCAGAGGTTGGCATTGAACCACCCATGAGAATAAAGTCAACATCAAATTCGTCAAATGCTCTGAAGATTTCATAATCTTCTGCCGAATATCCGAATGATGCGTCGTTACCACTTGCCAGATCATCTGCGTAGAATCCACCGTCAAACAATGCTAGTTCTCCACCATTTGTCTGAGCAGTAACTGTTAATCCTACTGTCCAGTCATCACCAGATCCAGTCAGAGTATCTGCTGTAGCAAAGTCTCCAACGAAAATATTTTGTGCTGTTTCGTTAATAACAGTCTTGTAGTAAGTGTTAGCTCCTTCTGGAGTCTTACCACCCTGTAGTTTTGAAAGATACTGAGCAGTTTCTAGAACAACACCAGTAGTTCTGTCAATAACAGCAATGTGGAATTCATCTTTGGAGAATCCAAGATTTGCTCCTTGTGCTGATGTTCCTGGGCGAGGACCAATCTGTGAAAGTTTGATTGAGAAAGCACCAACAGTTACTGAAGTATTTCTATACCAATCAACTACCGATGAAACAGCAATCGTTGTGTTTACGATTCCATTTACTTGGAATGTAACTGATGTAGCACCAATTGCTGCTAACTCAGTTGAAGAAATTGTCAGTACTTGGTTGTCTGAATATCCTGTTCCACCAGATGTCAGAGTAACAGTTGCTACTCCACCAGCAGTAATTACTACAGTGAATTTTGCTCCACTGCCACCACCAGTAGCATCAACGTTTGTGAAAGTTCCTGCTGTTCTGTCGTTTGTTGGAGTTGGAGCTCCAGTTCCTGTAAATGTGTCAATAGCAGCAATTACACCAGTGTCAGGAATGTCAAGTAAATCGGATGTAGTGAGTGATCCACTTGTTCCCTGAAGAACAATATTTCCTGTCTTTGTTACTCCATCCCAATCGTAAAGTTTTGCGGTCTTTCCGCTTACGAATGTTAAGGTTGTTCCATCAGTTGTAGTTGCTGGTGAAGATGCTAATGTAACGATCTGGTCAAATCCTCTATCTACAGCAACAACGCTGAGGGAATTACCCCAAGAACCTGCTGTTCTTGCGACGAATGTATCTCCGGTTCCGTCCCACTCAGTTTCGTTCTTGACTAGAACTCCACTACCAGTAGAGGCGTTGAGTGCTCCGGTGTCTACTGCTCTAGCAACAGCAAGGCGACCACCGTAGTTTAAAAACTCGGATGCTACGAACCAATCCTGAGCAATTGAATCGTTAGGAATACCGAATGTATCAATAAATTCCTTTTGTGAATTAATTGCTACAACTTGGTCCACTGGACCTTTTTCAAAGGCAGCAACAATAGCTCCTCTGAGTGCTTGTGAATTTACAATTGTAGCATTAGTGAGATCACGCTCTCTAATAATTACTCCAGGCGAGACTTGACTGGCCATTTGATTCTCTCCGTGACATCCAAATTTAATCTAGAATTATTTATTAAAATCAATAGTTCCACATGTATGCCACTTCTTCCTGTGATTCCCCATACCAAACTGAATCATCACTAATAAAAGTATCATCTCCTAGACCATCATCTATAAATCCAAATGGTGCCATGTCTTGTTCAATTTGATCTTTTTGATCTTCATAAATTCTTCTACGAACATCTTGATCAGTCATTTCTTTGAAATAGTCTTGCATGACCAACCAGGCAAACAAGACCATACACATTACTAAGTCATCATGATAACCTTCGTCGGCTTCAAACGATTGTTTCTTTTGAATGAACGTGGTAAGTTCTGATAAAATTTCGTAGTCATTAAAGACTAATTTATCTTCTTCGATAATTGCTTTAAGATTAGCACAACCAATTTTTTTAACTGTCACACTCATCTTGACACCAAGTTGAGTCTTGTTTCCAGAGAATCCCTGCCCAACTATCTGACCAGCACGACCACGCATCGCACACATCAACACATTAGGATACTCAAGATCATAATTTAATGTAGAAGCAATACTATCACCAATATCATTTACTTCACATAAAATGTAAGGCATATTATATTCTTTGGCAACCTGAAAAATTACACTTGGAAATAAAACTGGTTTGATGGTATTGTTTCTATACTTGGCAACAATACGATAAGGCAATGTTGTAATATCATACACAATAAATGCCGAGTAGTCTCCACCAACTCCTCTAGCAACGTCAACTGTTATAATATAATCGTGATTTTCGATTGCCTTCTCATATACATCCAACCCAGCATTTGATTTAATTGGATCAACAAATGTTAGATTTTGGAGTTTAGATGCCGAGATTAAAGTATCAACCGAACCCAAGAAGTTACATTCAAATTCCTGAGTAAACTGACGCTCGGATGTGTTCGCAATTGTTATTGCTTTCCAGTCGGCATCTCTACCAGGAACCTGAGACCAGTGAACTTCATTAAAGACATATCCATTTTTTCCATTCACAGCATTCATCCACATCTTGTAGAAGTGGTTCATACCATAAGGAGTAGAGATAATAATAACCTTTGTTGATTTACCAGATGTAATTGTAGGATATACAGAGGCAAAGAATTCTTCT